GAGAATATATCTCCGTCTGAGAAACTACCACCTGCTGCTACTAATGCATCAATATCAAGGTAAGCCTCAATATTTCTCATAACATTAGTATTCTTAGCTGATGGCATAGCCACGATAGAGTCAGAAAAGATACCTGTGGTATCCTTTGAGGTTAAATCAAAAGTTGCCATTTATATCTCCCTTATCCTACGTTATACTTGGCAGTCACGATTGCTTCAGGTCGAAGAATCTTTCTACCATACATATGCATACCACGAACAATATCAGCAAAAGAATCAGGGTCTCTATAAGTCTCTGTCTTGTTGATTTGCTCTGCAGTCGCTACTGAGGAACTATGTCCTCCAACGATAACACCATAGTTTGAGTTTTGGTTAGCAGTTCCAGATGTTCCCGGACCTGTACCCACTGCAGGTAAGTTATTGGACATATACACGTCAAAGCCATGTATCTTTCCAACAGATAAACCTGCTCTCAATCCACCTGATTCACCAAAGTCACCATTTAGAAGACGTGAATCTTCATCCTTTAGAACTTCAATAAATGTTGGGTGTAGAACAAGCCATCTACCATCAGTGTCTACAAACTGTGTATCTAACAATCTGCCCATTCTTGCTATAACCTGTAAAGGAGTAGCAGTAGCAGTTGCTTGAGAAGTTGCACCACCTAGTCTTGGAGCTATTGGGATAGAGTGGTCACCTGCACTAGAAGTAGTGATGTTACCAAAGCTATCTTTTCTTAGCTTCATGCTTGTCAACAATTCATCTGAACCTGCAGTTGACACTGCTTTAGTTCCGTTAACTGTTGAGTTAGCTGAACTTGCTACAGCATTGTTAGATGCTTGTGCAAATCCTGACAAATAACCAAGTACGTCTTGGTCGTAGTTATCTTTCAGTCTATAACCTGCTCTGTCACTTGCTAGTTGAGAGAAGTTTACGTGACTGTGAGCCTCTTCAATATCGTCTATTTTAAAAGCAAAGTAGTTTGCTTTATCAATAGTCAATGTGAAGTCCTCATCATCAAGGTCTTGAGGTTGCACGTTTGCACCTCTAGCATATTCCTTGACAGTGATTTCTGGCTCTTTTATTATTTTTACAGAATCACCCATGTTGGCAATCTCTCCGAAGTAATCGGAGTTAGTGATATTTTCAACAACGGATGTCTTCCTGAAGGCTAACTGAACCTGCTTAGAGTAAATAACTGGGGAGAAATTACCATTAGGCAGATTACCATAACCTGCTGCAGTTTTAAATGCCATTTTTATCTCCATTGAAATAAACAAATGTGTATTAAGTATACACAACAAATTCACTCGTCATCGGCTAATAGTGTTGGAGGTGTGTGTTTAGTAGCTATTTAAACACAGGCTCGTACCATCAGGTAGGCTTCCAAGTTTAGTGTGAGTGCGAGTATCCTAGAAAAGGGGTCACACTCCTAGTTACATATAGTTATATTCATAAATAACTATTTGTCAATACTTTTATCTAGCAGAACCTGAAACATCATAAATAAAGTTTCCTGCTCTAATAGCTTCCATGATTGTATCTGCATTAGCTTCGTATTCATCAGCAGTCATTTTTTGTATATCTGATTCTCTAATCATAGAGTTTTTGCTTTCAGCATCTGGGACAGTCTTTTGAGTTTTAGTTGAGACTGCTTTAGCAGCTTCTTTGCTACTATCGACCTTTTCTTTTTTGCTAATATTTCTATCTGACTTGTAGAGGTCAATGGCTCTTGCTGCTGACCTTGCATCTTCACTATTCTCATATAATGCATCCTGTACCCATTTAGGCTGTTCGTCTGCCCATTCATGAAAGTCATCACTTTCTCTTATGTCAGCAAAGTCAGGATGAATCTTTAATAGTTCTACTTCTGCCCTGTCTTTTGTAGTCTTTGCGTTTAACTCATCAATCTCTTTGATTCTTTTTTCTAAAGCATCAGATTGTTCTTTTGCTTTTTTTATAGCGATTGTTTCTACTATTCCTGCTACATCAGGATATTCTTTTGCCCACTCTTCTATTTCAGCTTCTGATTTGGGTAACTTAATTTCTTTTTTAGTAGCTTTCTCTAGCTGTACTTTTAAGTCATCAAGTTGTTTTTGGAACTCTCTTTCTTTTTCTTGGGAGTGTCTTCGTAAATCTCCATAACGTTTTTTAAAAGTTTTCTCTTCAGCATTCTTCGGTTTCTCCTCATCCTCTGCTTTCTCTTCTGTAACAGGTTCTTCAGTTTCACCTTCAGCTTGTTTCTTTAATAGTTCTAGTTCTTCCTCATCTTTTTTTATTCTATCGGCATGAGTAGAACGCTTGTCCATAAATGCTGTTTTCTTTGGTGTAGCATCTACCACCATCTCTTGAGCTTGTTCAGCCATTTAGTTTCTCCTTGGGGTTATCGTAGCCAATTATTGTTGGGGGATAAGTAGCCTATATTATGGGTTATCGTCTTGAAGCTAACCCACCTTGCTTCTTGCTTTTAATCTTTGTAGCTTTTCGTCTAGATATAAATCCACCTTGAGCAGTCGAATATCCCATATCGGTTGCACTCTCTGTTCCTACACCTTCATCTCCTGCACCTGATGGGTCATCACCAACAGTGCTTGTTTCAGTGTCTGGACTAGAAGTTGGACTACTGTCACTAAAACTATCATCTGAAATACCTGAACTAATACCTGTAGTATCTATACCTAATCCCGGAACACCTGAACCTGTTACACCTTTACCTATACCTACTACATCATCATCTATTGTTCCTTTTGGAGAAGGTGTTCCCACACTTGGGTCTATACTTATTGTGTTAATACCTTTACCTTTATCTATAGAACCTTTATCTGATGGTGTTTGTACATTAGGGTTAGTAGTTTTAAAATTACCTATAGTATACCCACCTTTAGGATTTTGTACATTTGATAACACTGTTCCCATAGGATTACCTTTAGCATCCGTTTTAGAAAATTGTAATTGCCCTAACTCATTTCTTCCCCAACTTCCAAAAGATACATCTGAAGGTTTACCTGTAGTAGTATAGCTTATCATTGCACCTTTACCTAAACTCTTTCCATAGTTTTGTGTAGGATTCATTTGATTTAATTGCTCTATAGCTTTATCCACATCAAGATTAGGTATACCTAAAGCACTTCTATAAGAATTTTCTAAGGCAGTTAGCTCTGGGTGCATAACAGCAGCATTAATATTAGAACTTAATGTTCCATAATATCCTGTATCATAGGCTTTTCCCATAGCACCAAAAAAAGAATTTCTATTACTAAATCCTGTACTACTTAAATAACCTAAACTATTAGGATTCATATTTACAGCCACACCTGATTTACTATATACTTCATCTTTATTGTTAGGGTTTTGATTGCCCGGATTATGACCTATAGCCATCGTATTTTTATCTGTTAAATCAAGACCTAATGAATTAGCAAAACTGTTTTTACTAGCATTTGTATTATAACCTAATGAGCCTAGTCTATCACTTTGTACAGTTGTACTAATACCTTTTTCTTGCTCATCTGTGCTAAATAAAGACCCTATAGCACCCATTACATTTTGTCCAAATACACCCAAATCAGCAAGTGCTTTATCTATAACACTAACACCACGAGTTTGACTAGTAACATTAGCTGGGTCTTTTAAACCTCCTCTTAAAGACATTTTTCCAAAGTCTTGAATGCTTGGAGTTTTTCCTGCTGCTAAATCAGCAAGTTCATCTTCTGTTAAATCATAATCATATGTTTGTGGGTCATTATAAAAACCACCTGTAACAGATGTTGTATCAACAGCATCATCGCCACCTTCTCCTTCATCTCTTACAGAAGTAGTCTTTACTTCTCCTGCTTCTTCTTTTTTTTCTTCTTCTTTTACATCTGCTTCAAATATAAAACCTGTAGGTATTGGATACACAGGTTCTCCATTTACAAAAGGTATAAATAATTCTTCTCCTGTTTCAGGATTTACATACTTCTTTGTTTCTGACTTTTGTAACTGCCCAAACTGTGCTCCTATCAATCCACTAAATGTAGGACTTGTAGATGCTGTACCTGTTGGTAGTCTATAGTTAGGCTGTCCATAGGTAGGACTATCAGGTAACTTTACCTGTGGTTGTTTTGGTGGTTGTGGTTTAACAATAGGTTGTTGACCTTGTTGTGAATATATAGAAGGTCTAAGAGCTAATTGATTAGGTGGAGCATAATTTATTCCCGGAACTTGATTTTGTTGTTGTACATCAGGTATTATTTGAGGGTTTTGCACTTGAGGATTTTGTACAGCTATACCACCTTGCTGATAGTTCTGTGGTTGAAAAGGTATATTATCAGGTAATGTAGCTTGGTCAGAGTTTCCCATCTGACCCATCTTATTCATAAGCTCTAAACCTGATTTAGCATTTTGTCTTAGATTCATAATCTTTTCTAGACCATGATAACGTACAACGTCTGCAGGTAAAACAAATTCACCTTCACTAATATTTATAGGAACATCATCTCTTACTTCTTTCTTTAAAGAACCTACAGGAACTTTATTACGTGACTTTCTATCTGTAGTCTCTCCTTGGTCTTTTAAACCACCAAGGTCAAACATTTCCATTTGTTTTTTATAGTTAGCCATCTTTTCCTAATACCTCTTCTCTAAGAAATTTTAACCTACGCAATGCATTTATTGCACCTTGAGTTCTATGTAGCACCAATACATCATCTGCTTGTTCCATAGCTTTATGATGTTGCTCTATGAGAGCATCTAAATATTTATTGAGTTGGAGCTGGTGGTTGACCAGTGGCTTGAGGTTGCTCAATATTGCCTTGTCCATTACCTGTAAATCCTTGTTCGTTTGGTTGAGGTGCTTGTCCTACACCTATAGTGCCACCACCTGCTCCTGTTGGGTCAGCAGGATTAGCACCTGCAGGAGCTTGTTGCTGTGGCATATCACCTTGCATTCCTTTTAACATCTCTGCTTGTAAGATTGCTTCATCCATATTATTAGTAACCTTTGATGGGTCTAAGTCCATAGACTTTGCTATCTCTCTTACTATGTAATTAAACTTAGCAAAAGGTGCAAGAGCAGGATTAGATGCAACTTGTAAGAACTGCATTAGTCTTTGGCTACGTACTTCATTAGCCATTAGACTTTCTGTTCCACGTGCAACAACCTCTAAGTCTCCCTTTATAGCAGGGTCAAAATTAAACTGCATATTAAATCTAAACAAACCTTCACCTAAAGGTTTTAGTAAATAGTCATCTACATTCTTAATAACAGTTTTAATACTTCCTGAAGCTGCTCCCATCAACATACTGATACCTGCGGCAGTTCTACCTACACCTGATACACCTGTCTGTCCATGAGCAAATGATGGTAGTCCTGTGCTTTCATCTGCTAATTGTCTTGCCTTATCAAACAACTGTAAGTTTTCATTTGATACATTAGGAAACTTTGTACCAAAGATTGCTTGACCCGGAGCACCACCTTGTCTTCTAAATATTTTACCCGGATATACTGATAAGTCTTGACCCGGAACTAAGTTTGTCTCATCTACTTCTATAAGTAAGTTACCTGACAACACAGCATTATCTACAGCCATTCTCATAAAACCATTCATAAGAGTTTGTGTATCATCCATATTCTCTGCTAAACCTACACCAAAGAAAGAGTATGGGTTTAATTCATATGGTGCAGCCATAAAAGGTATCTTGGCAGGTTTGAATGGGTTTAATACTGCACGGAGTAACTTCCCATTACAAACCCATATATTAGCTTGTAACTCTTCAAAGTTTTCTAACTCTTTAGGTATGTCAACATTCTGCTCTAAAAGCATCTCAACATCCATCATACCCCAATACTCTAATACTTCAAATCTTTCTATATAGTTATCGTGATTGTAATCTGTTAAATCATCTTCCCAATATTTTTTAATGTAGTTCTCACCATCTGCTATAGCTTCTTCTATAACTGTCTCTCTAAAATAAGGTCTGCGTTTTAAACCACGTAACTCTGTTCTAGACATCTTATGTCTTTCTATTACGTATTGAGCTTGGTCTACATTAGTAGAGTCAGGGTCAGGATAGAAGTTCCATACAGATACATGACTTACCTGTGGTATAGTTTTAAATACAGGATTGTACTCACCTTCATCATTCCAATTAGGATACTCTTTATCTACAGCAAAAGGTCCTTTCATGACACCTGTGCCAAATAAAGCCATCTCAAAGGCTGTACTTCTTAAATGTTTATTTGCATTTGATTCTTGTAGTTGGTCTACTATTTGTTTTTCCATAGCCTTTGCGGCTACCATAGCAGGACTAAAAGTTATCGCTGACGGAGTTTTACCAGAGCCTTCTTCCAAGCCTTCAACATCTTGCAAAACTTCTTGCAAAGGACCAAGCCTTTCTTGTAAAGTGTCTGCAGTAGCTCCTTTAGGTAACTCAGCACCATCTTCAGG